TATGATTCTTAATTATGAGTGAAATATATCAAGACATACCCTGTTGGGATAATGGTACATGGACAACAGTATCATTTGATTCTAGAGAAGAATTTTCTAACTCTATTGCTAAGATATTTTCTGAACCTGGAAAGTATAAATTTGATGATACAAGTTTTCTTTTTAATCAAGAAGCAGTAAAGTTTAGAGAACAAAATGTATATTGTACATTTCCATTTAGATCTAAAGATTTTATAAATTATTGGGACAATCAAAAAGAAAAATGTAGAAAAGGAGTGTTTTATATAAAAGATACCAAGAAATGGTTTATTACAAGAGACTATTATATGTGGTTAAACTTTTTACCAATCTTTGATAAAGAACAACAGAAGTTTGACTTTGCAAAAATTAGAGATGCTCAGTATCATATGGCTCTGTATGAACTACTTGCAGAACTTAATTATAAACATGTTGCTATCTTAAAGAAACGTCAGATAGCATCTTCTTACTTTCATATATCTAAGTTACTTAATCAATTATGGTTTGAGTCAGGGGTAACACTTAAAATAGGTGCCAGTCTTAAAGATTATATAAATGAAAAAGGATCATGGAAATTTTTATCAGAATATGCTGCATTTTTAAATGAGCATACTGCTTGGTATAGACCAATGTCTCCTGATAAAATTTTAATGTGGCAACAAAAGATTGAAGTAAGAAAAGGAGATAGAAAAGCAGAAGTTGGTTTAAAAGGTACAATGCAGGGAATGTCTTTTGAAAAAGATCCTACAAATGGTGTTGGTGGACCAGTAAAATATTTCTTTCATGAAGAAGCTGGTATTGCTCCTAAGATGGATCAGACCTATGAATACATGAGACCCGCAATGAGATCAGGTTTAACAACTACAGGAATGTTTATTGCTGCAGGATCAGTTGGTGATTTATCACAATGTAATCCATTAAAGGATATGATGCTTAATCCTACATCAAAAGATATTTATGCTATTGAAACTGATCTTATAGATTCTAAAGGTACTGTAAGTTTATCAGGTTTATTTATTCCTGAACAATGGTCAATGCCACCACATATTGATAGTTATGGTAATTCACTTGTAGAAGAATCATTAAAAGCTTTAAATGAACAGTTTGCTAAATGGAAAGATGAATTATCTCCTGAAGATTACCAGTTAAGAATATCTCAACATCCTAGAAATATTGAAGAAGCTTTTGCACATAGATCTGTATCTGTTTTTCCACCACATCTTGTAGCTGCACAACAAAGAAGAATTGAAGAAAAAGAATATGCATATGAATTTTTAGATATTTCTACAGATGAAAATGGTAAACCTTCAGTTAAACATTCTAATAAACAACCTATAAAAGAATTTCCAATAACTAAAAGAACTGAAGATAAAACAGGAGTATTAGTAGTATGGGAAAGACCTATTAAAGATCCAACTTTTGGACAATACTATGCATCAATTGACCCTGTATCTGAAGGAAAAACAACAACATCAGAATCATTGTGTTCAATATATGTAATGAAGGCTCCTGTAGAAGTTACAAATGTATGTGGAACAGAAACTGAAACTTATATAGAACCAGATAAAATTGTAGCAACTTGGTGTGGAAGATTTGATGATATTAATAAAACTCACCAAAGATTAGAATTAATTATAGAATGGTATAATGCATGGACAGTTATAGAAAATAATATTTCTTTGTTTATTCAATATATGATATCTAGAAAAAAACAAAGATTTTTAGTACCTAAAAGTCAAATTATGTTTTTAAAAGATTTAGGTGCTAATGCTAATGTATTTCAAGAATATGGTTGGAAGAATACAGGAACTTTATTTAAACAACATCTTCTTAATTATGCTATAGAATATACTAAAGAAGAATTAGATGTTGAAACTAAAACAGATGGTACTATAGTAAGAACTAAATACGGCATAGAAAGAATACCAGATCCTATGTTATTAATTGAAATGCAAGAATATGCAGCAGGTGTGAATGTAGATAGACTGGTTTCATTTGCAGCTTTAGTTGCATTTATGAGAATACAACAATCTAATAGAGGTTATGCAAAAAGAGTTATTATGGATGATGCAGCTAAAAACTTGCAAAAGTCAGAAAATTTGTTTAAATTAAATAGAAGTCCTTTTCGTCATATGGGCGGTAAAAGAATATCAAATAGGACAGACTTTAAAAAACCTGTCTTTAAAAACTTAAAGTAAAAAACTATGCAAATAATTAATGCTTTACAGGCCAAAGCAGGAGCTAAAACTTCTCATAATAAAATGGGAACAATTACACAACCTTTGCAATTTATTTCAAAAAAAGATAAAACTCAAGAATGGGCAGCTTGGAATATGGATTGGTTAGAATGGGAAGGACTTAAACAAATAAGAAGAAATGCAAGAAGATTAATGAAAAATTATAAACTTGCTAAAGGAGTAATTGATAAAACAGATTATATAATAGAAGATGATAATGATTACAGAGATATTATTGAAGTTTTAACAAAAGAAGATGTTTCTGCATTAGAATTAAAATTTTATCCAATAATTCCAAATGTTATAAATGTATTAGTTGCAGAATTTGCAAAAAGATCAACTAAACTTTCATATACGGCAATTGATGATTTTTCTTATAATGAAATGTTAGAACAAAAAAGAAAAATGGTTGAAGACGTTTTATTGTCTGATGCACAAATGAAAATTACACAGGCATTAATTGAACAAGGAATGGATCCTGAATCACCTGAATTTCAAGAAGAAACAGATCCAAATAAATTAAAAACTTTACCAGAAATAGAACAATTTTTCAAAAAAGACTATAGGTCAATGGTTGAAGAATGGGCTAGTCATCAACATAAAATAGATGTTGAAAGATTTAAAATGGATGAATTAGAAGAAAGAGGATTCAGAGATATGTTAATTACTGATAGAGAGTTTTGGCATTTTAGAATGATGGAAGATGATTATGATGTAGAACTTTGGAATCCTGTTTTAACATTTTATCACAAGTCACCTGATGTAAGATATATATCACAAGGAAATTGGGTTGGTAAAACAGATATGTTAACTCCTTCAGATGTAATAGATAAGTATGGTTATTTAATGACTGAAGAACAACTATTAGCATTAGAAAGTATTTATCCTATTAGAGCTGCAGGATATACTATAACTGGTCAACAAAATGATGGATCATTTTATGACGGTACAAAATCTCATGAATGGAATACAGATATGCCATCACTTGGTATGAGACAATATACATCAGCTATGTCTGGTTCAGTTGTTGATACTTCAGATATAATTACACAAATACTATCAGAAGGTGAAAATTATCCAGATCAAATAAATAATTCATTATTACGTGTATCTACAAGTTATTGGAAATCACAAAGAAAAGTAGGACATCTTACTAAAATTACTGATTTAGGAGAAGTAACCACTGAGATTATAACAGAAGATTATAAAATTACTGACAAACCAATATATGATAATAGATTATTTAAAAATAAAACAAGAGATACATTAGTTTTTGGAGAACATATAGATTGGATATGGATAAATGAAGTATGGGGTGGTGTTAAAATAGGTCCTAATATTGCTTCATTTTGGGGAATGAATAATCCTGGAGGATTTTCTCCTATGTATTTAGGAATTGAAAAAAATAATTTAGGGGCACTTAAGTTTCAATTTAAAGGAGATACTACATTATATGGTTGTAAATTACCTGTAGAAGGTGCTGTTTTTTCTGATAGAAATACAAAGTCAACTGCTTTAATTGATTTAATGAAACCATATCAAATTGGTTATAATATTGTAAACAATCAAATACAAGATATATTAATTGATGAATTAGGAACAGTTATCCTACTTGATCAAAATTCACTTCCTAGACATTCTTTAGGAGAAGATTGGGGAAAAGGTAATTTAGCAAAAGCTTATGTTGCAATGAAGAATTTTCAAATGTTACCATTAGATACATCTATAACAAATACAGAGAATGCATTAAACTTTAATCATTTTCAAAAACTTGACCTTTCACAAACTGAAAGACTTATGTCAAGAGTAAATTTAGCAAATCATTTTAAACAACAGGCATATGAAGTAATTGGTGTTAATCCACAAAGAATGGGACAGCAATTATCTCAAATGACTGCAACTGGTGTAGAGCAAGCAGCAGCTTCATCTTATGCACAAACTGAAGTTTATTTTATTCAACATTGTGATCACTTAATGCCAAGAGTACATACAATGAGAACTGACTTAGCTCAATATTATCATTCAACAAATCCTTCAAATAGACTTACATATATGACATCCGCTGATGAAAAAGTTAATTTTCAAATAAATGGAACTGAACTTTTAATGAGAGATCTTAATATATTTTGTAGTACTACAGCAAATCATAGAGCTGTTCTTGAACAACTTAAACAATTAGCTATGACAAATAATACAGCAGGTGCTAGTATTTATGATCTTGGTAAAATTATACAATCAGATTCTATTGCTCAACTTAATACTGTATTAAAAACATCAGAAGAAAAAACACAGCAACAGAAACAACAAGAAATGCAACAGCAACAACAAATGCAACAAGAACAACTAGCTTCACAAGAAAAACAAAAACAAATGGTTATTCAAGCTGAAGCTGAAAATCAAGATAAACAACTTCAAAATAATATTACTGTTGCAGAAATTAGAGCTGCTGGTTATGGTGCTGCTGTAGATGTTAATCAAAATGAAATGTCTGACTATCAAGATGCAATGAAAGATATTAGAGAGACTGAACAATATCAAGATCAAACTAATCTTCAAAGAGATAAAGATTCTAATAGAATGACTATTGATAGAGAAAAAAATAATATTGAAAGAGAAAAAATTCAAGCACAAAAAGAAATAGCTGATAAGCAATTGCAAATTGCAATGGTCAATAAAAATAAATTTGATAAAAATAAAAAATAAGTATTAGCTATATAGTAGTTAAAATTTAAAATAATACTTTAAATTTTAAAAATTTATACTTATATTAAATTATAATTAAAACCAACGAAAATGAATGAAAATGAAAAAATGACTGGAGAAACTCAGTTACTTGATACTACAAAGGTAGATCAAATTGAAGTAAATATTGATGATCTTTTTGGAATGCCTGGTGCAGAAAGTGTAATGTTACCAAGTGATCAAACTGAAGAAGATAAACCAAAATCTATATTCTCAAAAGAAAATATAGATATTTCGTTCCTTGACAACTCTAAAGCTACATTTTCTGAAAAAAAAGAAGCTGAAGAAAAGAATTTAGAAGTTGAAGAAACTATAGCAGAACTAGATGGCTTAATTAGTCAGGAAGAAGATGCTGGTAATAAAGGTAGACCTAAAGTTGATAAGTCAGGACTATCTGAATTAACTGCTAAAATGATTGAAGAAGGATCATTAGTTCCTTTTGATGATGATAAACCTTTTGAAGAATACACAACAAAAGATTTTAGAGAATTATTTGAAGCAAACTTTAATGAAAGAGAAAAAAAAATAAGAGAAGATACACCAAAAGAATTTTTTAATTCATTACCAGAAGAATTACAATATGCAGCAAAATATGTAGCTGATGGTGGTCAAGACTTAAAAGGATTATTTAGAACTCTTTCTTATGTAGAAGAAATAAGAGAACTAGATGCAGATGATGAAAATGATCAAGCAGAAATTGCAAGACAATATTTATATGCTACAGGATTTGGAACATCAGAAGAAATAGAAGAAGAAATTAATGATTGGTCTGAACTTGATAAACTAGCACAAAAAGCAAATCAATTTAAACCAAAACTTGATAGAATGCAAGATGAAATTATATCAAGACAATTGGCTGAACAAGAAAAAAAGAAAGAACAACAAACTCAACAAGCTAAAGCATATACAGATAATGTATTTAATACTTTATCAACAGGTGAGTTAGGGGGAGTTAAATTAGATAAAAAAATACAAAGTTTACTATATTCAGGATTAGTTCAACCAAACTATCCATCAATTCATGGTAAACCTACAAATTTATTTGGTCACTTAATTGAAAAATATCAATTTGTTGAACCAAGACATGATTTAATAGCTGAAGCACTTTGGCTACTTGCAGACCCTGAAGGGTATAAAGGTAAAGTAAGAGAGCAAGGTTCAAAAATAGCTACTGAAAAAGTAGTTAGACAATTAAAAAGTGAAGAGTCTAGAAAAATAGGATCTTCAATTTCTGAAGAAGAAGAAGTTAAGAAAAATACTTCTTATCAAAGAAATACACAAAGGACTATTCCTCGCCAAAACAATATGTTTAAAAGAGGATTTTAAAAAAGTAACAATTAAAAATAAATAAAAAATGGCAACTCCAGTAATGAACAATGGTATATTCCTAAGAGATACCGCTTACAGCGCAAGTTCCCATGTGGATTCGTACCACTTGGTCAACATGCTAAAAGACGCAGAACCAATGGACTTAGGTCCAGTGGATTTATGGGCTATGTCCCAAAAGGTAGAAATGCCTCTTTATCAAATGTCATCATTTGGTGGAAAAAATGTAATCAATGTAGATAATGCTCGTGGAGAGTATAAATGGCAAACTCCGGTTGTTATTGATCTTCCATATGTTATTGAAGACATTGATTCAGCTAACCTTTTTAAAGGTATTGATGGTGCAACATTTCAAATTAAACTTAACAGGAGAGAATTTGGACATGGTGATATTATCACATATGACAAATACAATGGTGTTGAGATGTACATTACAGCAGATGATATCCTTACTTTAGGTGATGGATTTATCTATACTGTACAACTAGTAAACAATGACAACTTTAAATACCTAGATAATAAATATTTAGCTAATGGTACTAAAGTATTCCGTAAGGGTTCTGCCCGTGGGGAATATGGAGAAAGATTCTCTGACATTACAACAAAAACAGGATTCCGTGAATTCTATAACTTTGTTGGTGGAGCAGAAGCTCATGTACATTATTCAGTTTCTTCACGTGCTGACTTAATGATCAAAGGTGGAATGAATGCAGATGGTACAGTTCCTGTAACTGAAATCTGGAGAACATTTGACAAATCAATTGATCCATCTATTTCTTCTTTAGAAGATATGGTTAAAGTAATGGGTAAAGATAAAGTTAAGAAAGCATTTGATAATGGTGACTTATCTAGAACTTTCCTTACTGGAATGGAAGCTGCACACTTATCTAAAATTGCTTCAGACATTGAGACTTACTTAATGTGGGGACAAGGTGGTAGAGTTCGTCAAGATGGACCAGATGATCTAAGATTATCAGTAGGTCTTTGGAAGCAGTTAGATAACTCTTTCAAAAGAATCTATAACAAGAAT